GGAGTTTTTTAAGTTTGAAAAAGAAGTAGCTATACCTTCTGTAGTTTTTCGAGCGACTTCTTTTGTTCCGCCTAAGCCATCTTGGATATCAATTAACCCTTGGTTGAACTGTTCAACGGTAACCTGACCACTTTGTAAGGCTTTGTACAAATCTTGTTGCGCAGATTTGCCTGTAAAGCCAAATTTTTCTGCTAACTTATCTAAGCCAAAACCCATGGTTTCTTGTAAAGTTGTGTATGAATCTAGGTCAACTTTACCAGTACGTAGAATTTTCATATATTGTTCTGTACCACGTTGTGCTTTTTCACCACTAGAACCACTAGCAAGTAAAGCATTGTTTAAAGCAAGTGTACTGTCAGCCGCTAAATCGGCATCTTTAAAAACACTATACATTTGTTGCGTAGTGTCACTCACATCTTGCAATTTCGTTGGTAGCCCATCAATTCCTTCTTTCAACTTATTCGTTGCACGGGTAGCATCATCTGTACTAGCTCCCATAGCTGTTAATACTTTAGGAAACTGGTTCAACTTGTCAAAACGTGTAACTGCTCCTTCAATTGAGCCTTTTAAGACATCAAATGCTGCACTGCCCAACTTAACGAGCCCCATCGCTTTGACCATGTCTCCAATGCCTCGACTTGCTTTGGCGGACTTGCCTTCCAATTGGTCTAATTGATTATTTAGCCCTGTGACGTCCTTCCCATTCACATCGACATCAATTACTACACTTCCATCAGCCATCTTCTTCCTCCTCCCTTACGTAATTTGGTAATGCATAACGCCTTTGAAGTTCTCTCATTTGTTCCTTGTGTTCAGTACTTTCTCCTTTTTGCGGTTTCCAGTTACGGATACTTTTAATTTTTTGAATAGGCGTGTCATCTGGCAACGTTTCTAGCAATACTTGGAATTCTTCCCAAGACAAACGGCCCTGTTCCTCAAATAAATTGATACCTATTTGTCGAAAAGAGGCATAAATGTATTTTGCATCTAATACAATGTCCATATCTTTACTGACTGGTTTCATTGGCATAACATTTCCTAATTCATCGGTTACCACTTCTGATTTTTTACCAAAGACGAGATAGGTATCGTATAGTTCTCTGAACATCACAAACTGAGATATAATATCTAGTCCTACATCACCAACTAAAATCTTTATACAAGTCTCTACCTTGTCTGGAAGATTCATCCCGTCATCAGACAGCACGTCGAAAACATCCAACACACGATCAAAAGCAAGATTTAGAGGATACTCTTTCTCTTCAAACTCAAAAAAAGAGGGCAGCGGATCGTTTAACCGCATTGCGCTCACCCTTTCTTGCTAACTTTTTTCAAGTACTTCTGTTTTAAACGTTCAGAATTTTTTGTTTGTTCCTCTTTAAATTCGTCCAGTTGATCGGCAATCCCGTTGTATAAATCAAAGAAAGCATTTAGCCATGCGTTGATGTCTGGAATATCCGCATACAACGTATCGAATGTTCCTTCGCCTAACATGACATCATACCCTTTTGCTAACAACTCTTTGTACGGTTCCAAGTCCAAGCTATCTGTATCATCTTCATTGGGTCCTTCAATCGAATCTACTTCTTTTTCAAACACTTCATAGTTTTTTTGTACCTCGATTAAATGTTCTGGTGAACTATCAAAGAAAAATTCATGTCCTGCTAAAATAACCGGAAAACCCGTACGTGCTACGTTAATCTCTAATGCTTTCATTTAATTACCTCCATAAAAAAGGACAGCCAAATAGCTGCCCTTATTTTCGTATTTATGCTTGATTATTCAATGTTAAGGTGTGTTGAGCTGTTTTCTTACCATCCTCTGTTGTTCCTATTGTAGTATAAACACCAGCCTGTACCGTTTCTGTCCAAGTAATATTACCTGTTTCAGAGACAGCAAGGCCTTCTGTTACAGGCGTAATAGAATAGTTTACTTTTTTATTTGTAGCATTTTCAGGCAAAACAGTTGCTGTGATTTGTCGGCTACCTGCAGTACCCGCATCTGCTGTGGATGTTTTAGGAGAAAACTCTATGCCAGTTACAGCAATTGGCGATGTTTTAAATGCAGGTACATCTACTTTTTCGCCGCCGTCTGCAAAACCTACTTGGTATGTTCCTGCTGGAACGTCGGTGTTTGGCTCAATTCCTGTAATTTCTAGAGGGCTTGGACTAGCCGAAACAATGACTTCCTCACCTTTATAAACAATATACTCTCTTGCCATTCTTATTCTCCTTTCTCCATTTCAATGATTACCCCAGTTTTAGTCGGAGTCATTTCCCCGATTACTGGGGTTATGCTTTTGGGCTGATTTTTGGTAACGTATCGTATTTGATTGAGCAACCGAATTCTTCGTATGCTGTTGCATCACCAGAACCTGCCTTAATGCCTGTAACTGTTGCACGTCCCACATAAACATCACCATTGGTTTGTACGACTTTATGCCAAATTTTACGGCCATCACCTAATTTGTATTTTTTACTAGCAATTAATTGTTGTGCTGGGTCTTCAGCATCGTACATGCCTTCAGGTGTATACGTACCAGATACTGATACTACAGTCGTTTCAGGCGTTCCATCACCATCATAAAAGCCCGTATCATCTGTTTCTTCGTCTGAATCATCACCAATGGTTGAAATATATTTTGCTAGTCGCAACCATTCTGCATCTTCCGTAGGAGCGGTTTCTTTTCCTGGTGTGTACTCGGCGATATAGTGTTCACGTTTCGCATTTTTTTACGCGCAAAATATTGTAAATCCATTTTAATCATGTTGTTTTTCCTCCTTAAATGTAGTTAATTTTGCTTGAAAATCTAATAAAAAAACGAACCAACCTTGTTCATCTGCTTCGTTGATGAACGGCCTGTTCGTTATTGTTAAATTATTGTACTCAAAAGAGCCATCTTTACTCGACAATTCTTCAATGTTTTCTAAAACATCCGATAGCATCCATAATGTTTGCTCTATCTTAGATCCATCTTTTGATTTCATTGCAATTTCATAGTTTAATAATTCATCCTTGATTCCATCATAATATTCGATGTCGACCTTACCACCTGGTAATGGGTAAATTACTAAGCTTTCTACTGCAGAAAGGTAGCCTTTCCGAATATTTAAAGGTAGATTAGGAATCTGGTTTATCTTTTCGTTTAAACAATCAAGAAAATCCATTACTTAATACCCGCTCCTTTCAGAAAAGCCCGTTTCCACGAACTTAGATAAGCGCCTTTTGCTTTTAAATCCCATCTTGGCCCAGTACCTGGTGTGGTATATTTTTTTCCGTTCAAATAAAATTGACGTTTCGCGTATTTCGTGCCGTAAATAATCTTTTCACCATTGCTTGATAAATGAACGCTTTGCCTTAAAATATTATTCTTTCGTGGTACAAATTGGTTCATATCTGCCATCGCTTGATTACCTAATGCATATCTACCTCGTCTCATTGCATCAGAGCTTACTTTGGTTCTTACACCGCTTAAATTTACCTTAACCCCCATTAGACTACCTCAATCTCATAAGAGTAAACGGTGGCTGCTTGATAGGCTTCTATGACAGTATCAATTTTAGTGATTACGTGTTCTTTCCCATCGTAAATAATCAATGATTGTTCTTTGAATTCAGGAAAAGGCATAGTCAATCCGTGATAACAGAAAATCAATCCGTTATAGAGCAACTGTTTACCGCTTGATGAAAAGGTATATTGGCTTCCTCTGTCAATCCGGCAATACTCAATAAGAACTGGTTCCTTGTATACTGGCTTGTTCCAATCGCCCTCCCCTAAGTACTCTTTATACTCAAAGGAATCAACTAAGAACTTTTTGGGTGGCTTTGGCATTAGCATGACGAAACACCTCGATATAACAAACCTGTACCTTCCAGATACAAATAAACGTCTTCAGCAGTCAACGACTTACTTTCGTTATTTCCAGAAGGATTGTAGCGACTGGCATTAGAAATACTCGTACGGCCTGCTGAAAAGCTTTGAGGGGCATTGTTGATACTTTCATACGTATCCGCACCAACATCGACAAAATACATTATTTGCGCACACAGAGCGAGTTTAAACTGTTTCACTCTAAATTGCCTAGAATCTTTCGTTATATCATTGAACTGATAAAAGTAATTCGTTACATTATCAATCGCTGCGGTGGCTTTTACTAAATATTTGTCAAAGTTATCTTTATATTCATCTGTGGCGCCTGTAAGCTCTTTAAACTCTTCAAAATCAATATAGGACATCTTAGATTCCTCCTAAAAAAGAAGGAGACTAAGCTCCTTCTTCCATTTCAATAACTACCCCGCTTGTTGTCGGCGTTAGTTTACCAACTTTCGGGGCTACGCTTTTGGGACATATGACACATAAATAGCTTTTTTCGCATTATCAAATACAATTGCATCATAGTAATCCAAACCTTTAATTGTATCACGGTAACCACTACGGTCTTGCGAAGCTGGCACAGTATCAACTGTCCCATATTTGACAATTGGCGCAACTGCAGTTAAAGGAACAATGATAAAGTTTAATTTATCTTCAATGTTCACACCTGAGAAACGGTCTTTCGCCACTTTTAAGATGGGCACGCCACCGTCAATTTGAGCTACTGTGCGATTAATACCATTGATTGCCATTTGGTTAGTAGAAAATGATTTTGTTACCCCTTTGGCATTTTTTAGCAAGCGATAGGTTGCTGCCGAAACGAACATTACATATCCGCCAGGAACTTCGTTGTCTGTCATATATTCTTCTGCAGCATCATAAGCCGCTAAAATATTGTCTTCTGTTAATGTTTCATTCACTTTTTTCCCAGCACTATCAAACATTACTTGTACTGCTACTTTGTCACGATGTGGAACAGTAATTAAACGTTTGTGTTCTGTCACGATATTATTGATTGTTAACGCAGCACTTTCAGATTGATCCAATTGGTCAACATCATAACCAAACCAATCTTCATGCGTTAACTTGATTGTTTCTTTGGCGATATCAATTTGGTTACGAGCATTTTCCCCATTGCGTTTGTATTGCGTTGCTTCCATAAATCCTGACATCTTGTTCACGCGTACTTCATTCACACCTACAAAATCAGCTTCAGTGATACTTTTTGCGCCTTGCGTCAAAATATCCCATACTTGAGAATCGGCGCGATGTTCTTTATCAATTGTTGCTAAATCTTTTGAATCTAATACTACTGCCATAATTATTCACCTAATCTTTCTTGAATTTTTTGTACAATGCTTTTTCCACCTGCTGCATTGCCTGCAGGATTTCCACCAGCCAAAATTTGAGGAGTTGGCGGAGTTGGTTCAGGGTCTTTTGCTTCTTGAAACAAGAATGATTTATTTTCTTGAAGTCCCTTTAATTGTTCTTCAAAGCCTTGTAACTTACCGTCAACAACTTTAATAGTGTCTTTATCTAAAAGACCAAGAACAATCGTTTCATCAAGTGCATTCGCTTCTTTTAAAGCCAATTGAATGGCAAAGTCTTTTTGTTGTTCGGCTAATTGGTTTTCAGAATTGGTTTTCGCCTCATCGAACTTCGCTTGTAAATCAGCCAGATTTCGAGATAACTCTTCGTTGCCTTGTGCTGATTCTTTTAAGGCCGTCAATTCTTCTTGATTCGCTTTTAGTTCTTGTTTAGCGCTGTCACGTTCACTTTCTGCGGTAGCTACTTGCGCATTCAGTTGTGTAACTGTCTTTCTGTGTAACGCCATAATTGACTTTGCGGTTTCTTCCTCAATACCTAATGCGATTAAATCCTCTTCTTTCATAAATCTGTTCCTCCTAAGTGTTTTTTGAGTGGCAACTCCCACTGTGAGCCGTCTTTTTGAGACTTCCGAGCAGGTCTAGGTATAAAATAAAAAGCCTAACGGTAGTTAGACCTGTTTTCTTCTCTTTTTAAATATTCTTCGTAATCGGCATCTAGTTGATCGTATGGATCATCGCTTGTTCCAATATTCATTTGAAACCCGTATCTAATTAAAGCGATAGTGATTGTCAGTGAACAACCCATTATAGGTAACCCAATCGGAACAGCAATAAATTTTAATAGCATTCTATAAAACTCCTCTCTAAAAATCGTCGTAACGAAAATCTTTTAGCAACGTATTAACCGGGGTGTAAACTTTTTCACGGGCATAATTTCTGCCTAAATACTCATTAGAATCTACTAGTTCTCGTAGTTTCGCTTGATTTGCTCTTACTTTCTGTTGCCATTGCTTGGCGTTGTCAGTCTGTCCTAATGCTTCAGAAACCATTTGATTCTTTTTGAACTTAACTATTTGGCGTTCCAGTTGCCGTTGACGCTTAGTCAATTGAGCAACTTTTTCATTTTCTTTTGTATCAACTTTCGGTTGATTGTTCGTGTTAACGCCAGGAATAAAAGGGATGTGTAAATGATTGCAGTTTACTCCCCGATGGCCTCCAGCGGTTCCATATTCAGCTTGCCAATAAGGATCGTAGATACTTTT